CTTTTACCCCAGACTTAGAAGACAAACTTTTCCCAATGCTTTTAGCAGAAGCTAAATCTGCTTGCTTTGTAAACTATAAAGGTGTATCTAACTCTAAAGAAGAGCAGCGCTCTAGACGACAGAGAGTCTCTCACCAGAATAATAGATCGCGGTATAATCAAACTAGAGATACTTCTCCTAACTATGGCCGTTCGTAAAAGAGTTCTAACACTTAAAAAGAGCAGATTCCACACTAACAATCCTACTTATCTTGCTGATAATCTATTTGAGTATATCATTAAGTTTAAAGAAGGTAGAGGATGGTACATCCACAAGTATAATGGTGGTGGAAAAGACAGCTCTCTTGAAGGTTATTTCAGTACACATCCTAAAGCTGAACAATGTCTTATTATGTTCTTAATGAAAACAGATAAAACTGGTATGGCTAGATGGCCCGGTAAAAAGAATATTCGACATACAAATTACACAAGGACTTTTCTAAAAGATGTCTAGAGCCGAAACAAATCGTTTGTACACAAACTTTACTAAGGGTTTGATTACAGAAGCAAGCCCTCTTGCTTATCCTGAAGGCGCATCTATTGATGAAAACAATATGGAAATGCTCACTAATGGTGATCGTGTTCGTCGATATGGTTTTGATTCGATTCAAACAGTTGGTAAACTTACTAAAATTACAGTAGGTACTAGAAACTATACTACAAAAGTCTATAACCATATTTGGAAGACTGCTGCAAACGACATCAACACGGACTTTCTTGTTACGTTTGTTGGTGGTGTAGTTTACTTTGATTTAATTACAGGTGTAACTAGTGAGCTCCCTGCGTATACTCGAAAAGCTTTCACTATTGATCTTTCCGGTTATAAAATTACAGGGGCTACAAACTCTCAAGTAGATACTAACTTTGTTGGTTTTACTTCAGGTAAAGGAGCTCTGTTTATTGTTAATAAATACATTGAACCTCTTCGGGTTGAGTATAATTTAACAACAGACTCTATTACTGTAATTCCAATCCAGATTAAAGTCAGAGACCACTACGGTATTGATGATGGTCTCGCTGTTGACCAAGACCCCTTAACACTTTCTATTCAACACCACTACAACTTACTAAACCAAGGTTGGGAATACTCTGGTGGTGGTTTAACAACCCCTCCGGGTTCAACAGGTTCTGGTCCGGGTGGAACAGTAGTACCTACTGACCCAGTGACACCAGATACCCCAACAGGTTTCCCTATTGGACCTGTTCTTCCCGGTGATCCCGCTGATCCTGATATTATTGCTCCACCAGACCCGCCCCCAATTGATGTGGGTTTCGTAGAACGTTTAGGCTTTGGTCTAACAGATACTCAGTATACCTACGCATTCCCTGTATTTGATTCTACATATACATTACCTAACCCAGCAGGTCCTATTTATAAATACTTTGCAACAACAGGATACTATCCTAGCAATGCTAAAGTGTGGTGGGCAGGTAAGAACGCAGAAGGTGTGTTTGATCCAGCTCTTCTTCAAAAGACTTTCTTTGGTAACACTAGAGCCGCGCGTGGTCACTTTGTAATTAACCCCTTCACAAAGAATAGAACGGCAGCCAGTGGTATTGCTGGTCTTGATGAACCAGATTCAACAACTCGTCCAGACTCTATTTGTTTTGCTGCTGGTCGTGTTTTCTTTGGACATGAGTCTACACTATACATGTCTCCTATTCTTGAGACAACAGACAGAGTGGGGCAGTGCTACCAAGAAGCAGACCCAACATCTGAAGACATTAGTGATCTTATTCCTACAGACGGCGGTTTTATTGAAATCCCAGATGCAGACTATATTATTGCTCTGAAACCTTTAGCAGATGGTATTGTTGTTCTTGCACGTAATGGTGTGTGGTTTGTTAACTCAGGTTCACAGGGTTTTACAGCACTTGACTACACAGTCAACAAAGTAAGCAATATTGGTATTACAGCTAGAGAGTCAGCAGTGATTGCAGATGAAACACTCTTCTGGTGGACAAAACAAGGCATCCAAGCTATTGCACCTGCAACAGGAACGTTTGGAGCAATCCCCGGTCAGTTTTCTCAACAAAACATTACTGAGATGACAATTAAAACATTCTATCAAGAGATAAATGAATTTACTCGTGATGAATGTAAAGGTGTTTATGATCCGGTTACAAGCACTGTTATCTGGCTTTATAGAAATGATGCTACAAAGAAAAAGTATATTTTAAAATACGATTTACGTTTTCAAGCCTTTATTCCACAGTCTGTTGATTGTGATGGTATCTCTCCAATCTCTTTATTTGTGGGAGAATACTACACTAAAAATACCCAGTATGATACTATGGTAACTTATATGGGTCTACAATCTGAGTGGGCATCTTTTGCAAACAATTATTATCACTATCTTGTAACAGCACAGTTTATCGATAGAACTTACGTAGATGGGAGATTTGCGGTTGAAGAAGAGAATACACCGCCTGAAGCTGGGACCCCTCTCACACTTGGTACATATGAGTCTTACATAGAATCTGGTTATGAAGTTCTTGAAGATGCTGTTCGTAAAAAACAAGTACCTTTCTTAGGTGTGTTTTTCAGAGAACAGGTTCGCGTTAAACCTAATGGAAGCCCTATCGCTGGATACCAAGAACCTTGTTGTAGTCTAACTGTAAAGTGGTCTTGGGCAAAGACTGAGTCTTCTAATAAGTGGTCTGATCCTGTTTATGCTTACAGACCTCAAAAAAATTATTGGAGAACTGAAGAAGAGAACTTGACAAATATGTCAAAGTATGATATAATATACACTCGTAATAAAGTTCGAGGATCAGGTCGAGCTATTCAGTTTAGATTTTCAGAGGCTAGAGCAGAATATGGATTCACACTTATCGGATGGCACGCATTCTACCACGGAAACACAGTTCCATAAAGCAACACTTGCAGATTTACCACTTATTGTAAAACATGCAATTTCATTTTATGAGATGTCTCCTTGGGAAGGTATTGTTCCACTAGAAACAAATACAGTAATAGATACGTTAGTACATCATATCGAAAGTGATACTAGTCTATGTTTAGTGGGGGATGAGTGTTTGTTTGTAGCAACACTTGTTCCCTGCGCTCTCAACAATACAGTTCTTATTGCACAGGAACTTATGTGGTACGGTAAGAATGGAAGAGCTCTTATTAAACCATTTGAAGAATGGGCAAAAGAACAAGAATGTGATTTTACAATGATGTCTTCTCTTGTAAATGATAGAGAACCAACAATTAGAAGAATATATAGCAGACTTGGTTATAAACCAATTGAATCTGCTTACATTAAGGAAATAAAATAATGGGTGTATTTACTGCTGCTGTTGCAATTGCTGCTGTAGCTACAGGCGGAAGCTTGTACTACCAGAACAAAGCGGCTAGAGAACAAAAGCGCATGAACCAAGCTCAGCGTCGTCAAGCTGATCTTCAAGCCGCTAAACAACGAAGAGACACTATTAGATCAAACAGGCTTGCACACTCTCAAGCTGTTCTAAACGCTAACGCACAAGGAGTGAGTAGAAGCTCTGGTGCAATGGGCGGACAAGATAGTATTCTTAGTCAAGGAACAAGTAATCTTAGTTTCATGGACACAATGAATAGACTATCAGATCAAGCATCTGCTGCTTATGGTAGAGCCATTAAATATGGTAACCAAGCAAGTATCTGGGGTGGAATTGGAAACATGGCGATGACTTTTGCCAGCTCCCCCGGAATGGTTGCTTCCGCTGATAAGTTCCTTGGAAAGATGTTCCCCGGAAATAAACCGCCTGTCAGTGCTGGAGCAAACAGAGCTCCCGGTAATATTATTTACAAGGGTACAAACCCTTATTCTAGACCTTCTACACCGCACTCTTAATTTGGATATAATCTATGGAAGAAAATCAAGTTAGTCCTCTTGTCCAACAAGAAGCACAATCTCCGCTGGTTAGCACAGGAGGAGCAAATGTTGTAGACACAGATGCGTCGCTTAAACGATTTGCATTCCTTGGTGCTCTGGCTAAACTTCCCAAAACACCTACTGAAGATACTATGGCAACTATTAAACAGCTTCAAGCACAAAATGAAGCAAAGCTTAATAGTTCTCGTGGAGATAAATCAGTAATTGAAAATGAAGTACGTTCAGATGAAATGCGGCGTGAAGTTGATGTTGTTCGTAATTCTAACATAGACCCCATTGCATCTAGTACATATCTAGCTGGTGCCTTTAAAAGGCTCACAGGAACAAACTATCCTGTTGAAGCTGCGGCAGCAGAGACAATGGTTCTTGCAGGGACTCTTGAAGATGAAGAAGCAGATGAGTCTGATATTCTTCCTAACGTTTATGAAAAACAAATTGAACTTGTCACTAAACGTTTAATTCTTGCAGAAGAGTCGTATAAGCAAGCTAGGGAAAGAGGTGTTGATCTCGTGTCTGAGCGTGAAGGCTTAGAACACTTTATTACACTTACAGAATTCCTTCCAATGCTTGTTCCAGTTATTAACACTATTCCTCTTGGTGGTAACGTTCCGGGTATTGAAGAAGGGCTTGGAGACAACATTCTACCGGGTGAACAGGTTAGAGAAGAGTCTACATATCTAATGGACCTTCCTATGGACGAGTTTGAAAAGCTCGCACCAGAAGCTGTCCGTCGTACATACGAAAATACTTTCACAAGATTTATTGCTCCCGGATTTACTTATGGGTGGCAAAATAAACTTGCACAAGAGTTGCTTGTTAATCAGTTTACAGACCCAGCTTCAGAGTCTGAAATTAACGTATTTGCTGTTGCTGACGTAGCAGGGCTTCTGTATGCCCCTGCTAAGATGGGCTTAAAAGGTATAAGCTCCTTAGACGTTCTTAAAGGACTTGGCGCTAAAAAAGCATATGCTAGTTTAGCAGCAGATGTTCTTCAACAGTCTTCTGAAGTAGGTGCCGCCCGCGCTGCTGAAAATGCAGCCACAACCGTTGATGAAGCTCTCTCAAGCTCTGTTGTAAAAGCAATGGACCTTGAAGATGGTGTCCTTTCTGGAGTGTCTAGCTCTGATGAAGTTACAGACATTCTTACCACAACAGATGATCTGTTAAAAGAGTCTAAGGTTTCTAGCTTACAAGACCTTAATCGTCTTAAGCCAGAAGAACTTGAAAGAGCCATTGCAGCTACAGTTAAGAAAGCTGAAGTTCGTCTAAATCGTAAGATTCGTCCTACAGACGTTCATGCTTATAACGCTACACCGGGTACTGGTATTTATACACCAGCCCTTCGTATTGTTGTTGGTACAGCAAAAGGTGGTGGCTATAGAGGCCCACGAGGTCTTCGTAATCTTTATAAATATGCAGAGTCTATTGGTCTGACTGGCTTTAAAGTCAAGTACATTGATCGTGCTACAGAAGTCTCAACACCTCCCCCGCTTGGGCGTTTACCACCTGAGTTTGATGAGGTTATTGTAGAACTTCCTAAGACACTTCGTAAGATAAATGCCGCCCGTAAAGCAGCAGGAGATACCTCAAAGCCTGTACTGTACTTCCCCAAAGCTGGTGAAACCGCTCAGAAATCTTTTGAAGATATTGTAAACTTCTCAAAGACAACTGGACAGTCTGTTGAAGTTCTTGTTACCAGAGAAGGTAATATGATCTCAGCGCCTCAAGGTCAGTTTCCAGAAGGGCTAGCAAATGCTCTTGGGCTTACAGATGATGTAGGGCTTGCTGTTGTAAATCCTAAGTCTAAGTTTAAAGACTTGAATGATTTCTATCGTTCTGTCCGTACTAAAGACAATCAGAAGTTTATGTTAAAAGACGAAGGTCTTGACAAAGTAGACACTAACGTTGAAGGTGTTAAAGCTTCTGTTGTTCGTGATGAGACAACTCGTGAATACTATCTTACATTTGAAACAGGTGTAGAAGAAAAAACATTCTTCGAAGCTATCAAACCTAAGTCGTTCATGGGTCTCCCAGAACTCGGTCTTGCTAGGTTGTTTGCAGGTGGCCGTCTTATTGAAGACGAGTGGCTGTACGGATTCTCAGCGTTGTCTGAAGCACGTCGTAACAGTCTTGTTAAGCTTATTAAGGAGCGTTTTGTCCCAAGACTTCAAGCTATTAATAAGAAAGAACGGCAACTTCTTAATAACGTAGCACGTACTGAAGATCGCCAAGAACGCTGGATGACGGATATTGAACTCCAAGATGTGTACACACATGAGTTTGGTATTGGTTCTGATCCTGATAAGTTTTTAAAAGCACACCAAGCTTTCCGAGAGTTGAACGATATTGAATGGAGACTTCGTAATGATGCTCTTTATTCAGACCTCTCTACTCAAGGATGGTCAACAGTTGGTCTTAAAGAAATCTTTATTGGTAATAAAGCGCCTGCTGTTGGTAAAGTAGAACTTGACATCAAGAATGCTCGTCCCGGAGAAAAGGTCTTTAATGCTGAAGACGGTCAGATGTATGAGTGGGCAGACCTTGACAAAGCTGATTTAGCTGAAAGAAAGTTTGTTCTTGTTCGTTACAAAGACCCTCAGTCTCTTGGTAATGACAACAACCTTACACACTATGTCGTAGCCCCTCTTAACAAAGTTGAACAAGCACCTCTTAGTCGTATTCAACTAGGTTATCGTGAAGGTGGTCACCGTATCTATTCTCCAGAAGTGCGCTACTGGATTAAAGGTGCTCGTTACTCTGACAATAAACTTATGAACCCAATCACACTATTTGGTGGTCGTACAACTGAAGAACTAAGACCTCTTCTTGAAGACCTTAATGAATACGTAAGACTCGCAGAAGCTCACATTAAAAATGGAACAGCTTCTGATATGAGGTCTTCTCTTTATCAGTTTAGATCAACAAGACCTGTTCTTCCTAGTGAAGAAGACATTCTTAAAATGGTTGAAGATGGTAGAGCCTCTTCAAAAACACCATTTGAAATTGTAAGTGATCGTAAGTTCCCTTCACAGTATTCTATTAATCCGGAAGCAATGAAGTACGTTGATAATCCGGGAGACACTGTGTATGAACATATGCGTGACGTCGGTCGTCTGTACTACAGCGAACGTGGTGATGAGATTAAACTTGACTACCTTGGTAATGAACTTCCTGTCCTTGATGTGTATGAAGCACTGTCACAGTCTGTAAATAACATTACAAACACTGTGGCCTTTGGTCCGTACAAAATCTCTAAGATGGAGCGCTGGGTAGAACAGTATGGTGACATTCTAGATATTAAACCTAATATGTCATTACAACAAATCTTCCAAGCTCCTGTACGTCAAGACCTACCTCCGGGCCTTTCTGCTAAGGCTGTTATGGCTGAGAAACAAAGGTCTATTACTCGTCGTCTTCTCAACTGGACACCTCCACAAGGACGAAATCTTGATAGAGCATGGAACAACGTTCTACACTTTATTGAAAATACGTCAATAGGAGTAGAGAACAAACAACGTAATTTAAGAATTGCGGATAAGTTTGGTCAAATGGTTGGTATTAATAAAGGCGCTAACTTCCTTAAAGGTCTTGGCTTTGAATTAAAGCTTGGGTTTCTTAACGTAGCTCAGGTTCCTTTACAGCTTGCAACGTCTCTATCTATTATGGGAATTGACACGTCTAAAACAGTTAATGCTTTTGCATTGTACGGTTTTATTCGTAAGTTTGCTCCCGGAACAGATGACGCTAAGTTTGTAGAGTTCTTTAGTACTCCTGCTGCAAAAGCTTATAGTGGTTATGAAGACCCACAAGAACTTCTTGCAATGGTTAAGTCTCTTAAAGAAAGTGTTGGTTTTAGTATTGTTAATAGAACCTACGCTGCTCTTGATGACGTAACAGAAGGTTCTATGTTTAATGGAGCTGCTGGTCTTCAGAATACTATGGAAGCTATGTCTGAGATTTCTCGCTTCTTCTTCTATGAGTCTGAGAAAGCTAACAAGTACGTAGCGTATTCTGTTGCATGGAAGATGGTTCGTGAAGAAGCCCCAGAGCTTGCTTGGGACTCTCAAGAGTTCTCTATGAAAGTTGTGTCTAAAGCAGAAACACTTGCACATGGTATGGGACAAGCTTCTAGCGCTGCGTGGCAAAAGGGACCAATCTCTTTGATGACTCAGTTCTGGTCTTACCCAATCCGAGCAATGGAAATGGCTCTGGGTACACAGCTTACATATCAGCAGAAACTAAGATACTTCTTAGGACAGGCTGTTCTGTTTGGCTCTGCTGGACCTCCGATGGTGGCCTTCCTTGAAGACCAACTGAATAAAGTTCAAGGTCCTCAAAACTTTGAGAACGCTCCAATCGAAACTGCTTTCGAAAGAGGTTTCATTGATACAGCTCTTTACTATGGAACAGGTGCAGATGTACTCTACGGAGAACGTGCTGGTACTGGTAGATGGTTAGAAGATGTCATTCGTGAATCTATAAATATGTCTAGATACGGAACTGTAAGTGCTGCTGAAATGGCTGGTGGTGCATCCTTCTCAATCTTCTGGGATGCTGCTTCAGGTTTTGGAGAATTCATGCAAGACACAGCACGTCTTGCGTTCTCTAAAGACCTTCCCCCAGAGGAAAGCTGGAGAATGTTAACAACTAACATCTCTGAGAATGCTAGGGTTATCTCTACTTGGAATAACATCACTAAATACCTGTCTGCTCAAAAAGCTGGTATGATTTATTCAAGACAAACAAACCCTGTGTTTGGACCTAGTAAAGCTCCAACAGTTCTTGCTGATGAGCTTACACCTCTTGAAGCTGTTCTTACTGGATTGTTTGGTTTAACTCCCGGAGAACAGAGAGAAGTCTCAACGTATATTGCTATTGGTAAACAGCGTAAACTTGCAATTGCAGATTATGTGAGTGAAATTAAAGCTGCTGAGATTCGTTATACAGTAGCGAAAGAAGCAGGAGACTCAGATGCAGCTAAGCGAGCGCTTCAAGATCGTGCTGTATATTATCAAATGATTCCTGATGATCTATACACAGAAGTCTTTGATGAAGTAAGCAGGTACGACCATACTCAGTCTATTGCTGCGTCTCTAGCTAAAACTTATGAAAAAGAACAAATGGCAAATAAAGCTCGTCAACAAATTGACGAAGAATTGAAAGATGGTGAATAAATATGGCAAGCTTAACGGATACATTAAGTGCCCCCTCTGGGGGTAAGCCAATCATCACGACAGAAGTGGCAGCTCCGGATTACCTCGGGGCTGCTACTGGACTCCTTGGTGGTTATATACAAGCTAAAGAAAACAAAACAATCTATGAAGGTAAGCAAGCTGAAGCACAAGCTAAAGCTAATGAAGAGGCTGCACTAGATGAACTTGCTTCGGGTGTCCGGGGTATTATGTCTAATGAAACTACTTACGTAGCTCCTTCAGAGATTCAAGGACATGCAAACAAGGTTGTTCGTATGAAGCGAGCCAACTTGTCTCCCCTTGCAATTGATGCTGCTATTCAAGACCTTCAGAAAAAGGTAGCATCTAAATATCCAGATCAAGAAGCTGAAATCTTTAACTGGCTGGGTGAGCGTGGTTTTGATGACTTTATGTTTAGAGAAGCTAAGAGTCGTCAAAAAATGGCAGATGCAGAGCTTGCAGCTAAGAACACAGCAGTTGCAACATACAGCGAAACTCTTACAAAGATGGGTATTGATATTAGTAAGATGTCCCGGTCTGAGATTATCTCAAGGGGCGCTGCTGAAACAAAGCTTAGCTATGAATATGATGAAGCTGAAAAACGTCTTACAGATATTAGAGAAGCTAATCAAGAAGCTCGTGCTGAACAAACTCATCAAAACACTTTAAAAGATCGTCGAGAAGCAGAGGCAGAAGAAGCTGTTGTAGATACGACTATGCGTCGTTACACCTCTAGTTATCAACAACCTTTAAGCAATCTTCTTAAACTAGCTAATGATGCTAAGTTTGACCCTGCTAAAGAAAAGGTATTCCGTGAAGCTGTTCAAACAGCAATGCTGGGTGCTACAAGAGATCGTAATGAGTTTCTTGCTAAAACAGGTGGCTTTAATAAGACTGAAGTAGATCGTGGTCTTGCTTGGTTCGACCAAGTAGACAAACAACTTCAAAGATTAATGGCTGGAGATATGTCTTCCAACCAACGTATGCTTGAACAGATTACAGCTTATCAATCTGCAAATACAACATTTGCATATGAAAATATGCCAGATGTTATGTTCCATATGGACACATTTGGACAAGCAGGTGCTGCGTGGCTTGTAGAAGGATTAAATGAGTCTGGGGCTTATCGTGAGGACCTTACTGGTGAAGTCGCTACAGCAATGAGTAATCGTGCTAGAGGTAAACCAACGCCCACCTTTGATAAGGCTGTTGAAGCTATTACATCTGAAACACCAGAAGACCTTGCTACGCTTAAAGAAAAGGACCCTCCAGCCTATAACATGGCAGTCACTATCGGTGCAGGTACTTTAAGCAAATCGACACCAGAGCTTATTGTTAACCCTACAGTAGAGACTGCAAAGGGTTGGGATAATAGTATTAGACCTGTTCTGTTTGAAGCTACTCGAATCTCGTCTAGCACACCTACAGATAAACATGTCAAGACTGTTCTTGAGAAGCTTCCTCCCGGTCAAATGATTCTTGCTGTTAATAACTATGAACAAGTTACAGGAGATAGTCTCCGAGCAAACGCCATCAGGTCTCAACTTGAAACCTCATACTTTAATGCGTTTAGCTCAGCTATAAAAGACTACACGTCTAACTCTGTGGGCTCTATGCTTTCACCGTTAAAAACATCTGCAAACCCAACAATGGTTGGTGGTGTTGGTGGGAAAGTGAAGCCTCGTGTAGAGTTTAATGAGAAGACAGGTCGTTTTGAGATGAATGGTCGTAACCAGATGAACGTCTGGACAGGGTCTGAAACGAAAAACATTGTCCGTGATCTTAACTTACTTCTTGATGGTATTGTAACTGTATCTGAACAACGTACAGACAGTAAAGCTTTCCCGGCTGGAACATCTGAACTTTCTCGTCGTAAAGCAATTGTAGATGGTATGAACTCTGAAGACTTAATGGATGAAATTCTTGGTCTTACAGAACAAACCGATAGTTGGAATCAAACAGTAAGCCCTGTTCTTGTTATGCAACAAGCTACTGGGAACCTCTTAGCTGTTAAAGAGGAAATGACAAAAGATAAAGAGGTTAAGAAGCCGACTGAATCAAAAAAGCCCGTTAAGACTCCTTGGACCAAGATGCAAACTATGATTGACCAGCTTAAACAAGAGACGCCAGTAGATGACCCCTTCTACGCAGAACTTAAAACTGTAGAAGACTTCTTCAAGAAAGACCTTGGAAAAGTTAATACATCTGGAACAGGTTCATTTGTAATGGGAACAACTCTTACTGAAGCGGTAGCTGCTGATCCTAAATTAGCACCACTGTTGGCTAAGATTGATGAAACAGAAACAGGAGATGGGGCTTATAACCGTCTTTGGGGAAGAACTGAGGAATCTGAATTTAGTAACATTGATGTAACTCAGATGACTCTTAATGAACTTCTTGAGTTTACTAAACCTTCCGGTGACTATGGACAATATGTTGCTAAGAACCGACCCGATCCTGAGATGGGTCCAAGTACTCCATTAGGTCGTTATCAGATTGTAGGGTCTACTCTTAGAGGTCTTATGAAAGACATGGGTCTAGACGGAACAGAAACGTTTACTCCTGAGCTTCAAGATCAAATGTTCCTTGAGCTCTATAAACAAAGAAACAAACCCGGTAAAAACTTTGCTGATGAATGGCAGGGACTCCGTGGAACAGAGTATGATAGGAAAAACTAAATATGACTGATAAGATCATTGCAAAGCATTGGTCTGAGGTTGACAGGGGCGAGTGGGATAAGCTTGCCCCCAACTTCTCACCAAAAGAGTTGGCGTCTAACGGTGATGGTTCTATCATCGTGGTTAAGCACGCACTCAAATCCCTCCAAGCTATGAGAGACATCTACAAGAAACCACTTAGGATTAACTCTGCGTATCGTGATGTCGCCTATAACAAAAAGATCGGGGGTGAGCCCAATAGTCAACATACCCTTGGTCTTGCCTTTGATATCCACATCAAGGACAAGGAGATGGGCCGGGAGCTTGAGTCTATAGCCAAGAAATGTGGAGCGGGTGGTATAGGAAGATATGCTACGTTCATACATGTAGACTTTAGACCTCGAAAAGCAAATGGTAAACTTTATGAATGGGGAGTATGGTAGGATGCTAACGTTTCTTGTATCCGCTTTTGCAAAACTAAGGACAAATGCCCTACTTGTGACTCTAAGTTTACTAGGTCTTGTAGCGTTAGCGGGTTTGTCTTATAAAGCGGGTCGTTCAGATGGTTACGAACTTGCTCAATCAGAGTACACAAAAAGTGTAAGTCAAAGTAAAGATCGGGTAATTGAGGAGCTTCGTCTGATATCAGATCGTCAGATTGCTCAGCAAGAAGAGAATCGTCGTTCAAATCAAATCCTTTCAGGTAAGATTAACAATCAATTTTATGAATTAGCACAGTCAGTGGAGAACTCCCTTGGTAAAGAAGTTATTGTCGGTAGCGATTGTAGGGCTGACTATGCTGGCACTGTCGGCGTGTTCAACAGTATCGCAGCCGCCGCAAGTGATTGAAACAAAAACATTGCCGAAAGAGGCACCTGTTGAATATGTAACGAAGTGTCCAACGGAACTTCCAAAGCTTATGATTACAGAAGAGCAATGGTTAGAACTTTCCCCCGAGTCTCAGTGGGAGTATATAACAAACAACGTTGGTGGCTCTTGGGGTAAAGAATACTTTACGTGTGCTACTCGACATAACACATTTGTAGACTGGTATTTAACAGATGATTTGGATGAATAAGATTGTCACGTTAGTTCATGATAGTTTAGAATTTTTAATAATTAGTATTCTTGTAACTGCTGCTGGTTTGTTTATCGGTGGTTGGAAAAAGAATATGGAATACCCGGTAGCTGCTATTATTCTTGGTACAGTGTTCGGTGCAGTAGCTGCGGCTACTCCTATGTTAGAAGCCTTTAAGTTTATTGCTGCTGTACTTGGTGCTGCTGTTGGTCCTAAAACCTTAGCTGCTATGCAGAACAAAACCCTTAAAGATGTTCTTAATGATTATCTTAAGAAAGAAATTAAAGATGCCCAAAAAGAAGACCCCAAAGAGTAATAAAGAAATCTACGAAACTAATCGTAGAATGGATGACTACAACTTCCATCTTAAAGCTTCCCTAGAGTCTAATAGGCCCGGTACTGCCAATAATATGCTTAAGTCTCCAATCAGACGTGATAGAGATATGGCTAAACTTATTATTGAGAATAAAGCTTTTGAAAGAAAGCATGGGTACAAGCCCGGACAAAAAGCTGGTAAAAAGAAATAAAAAAGAAACCCCCTAAGCGTAATTGCCTAGGGGGTTTTATTTTGTTTACAGAGGACGATCAACTGGTTCCGGTGGGTCAGAGATGATCGGTTTAGTAACTTCATCTGGTTGCTTATAAAGCTCATCCAGTTCTTTCTGAAGCTGAGCGAGGTACTCGTTAAAAGCTTTCTGCTCTTTACGCTCTTTCCAGTCCAGATAAAGTTTCACGAGAAATGCACCAAAGAGAACACCAATAGTGCCGCCGAGGAATGTGAGAAAAAAGTCCATTATTTTGTTTCCTTATTAAGTTGTCCAATTTTATTATTAACGTCTGCAAGTGTTGTAAAGCCGCCTACATCTAAGTCAACACCGTTTTCTGTGATGTAATAGAGCCCTGTTTGATGGTCACGCCGATACGTCAACGATCTCACAGTATCCACCGGAGCAGGCGAACTCTTGGCTTCCGCTGGTTGTGTCTGTTTTTTCGTAGTCACTAAATTTACTCCAATCAATATTGTACTTAGGTGCTTTATCGTACTCTTCTTTTGAGATGTCTTGATAAGGCGCTTGTTTATAAACGTGGTCACTAAATGGTAAGAATGCTACACCAGTGATCTGGTCAAAGTTCTTATAGACCTCACCAGCAAGCTCAACCCACTCGTCTTCTTTTACATTAATAGTCACAGAAGGTTTATGTTCACACCATTCATTCTGAATTTCAAGCCAGTCCCAAAGATGAATAATAGCAGGAAGGGCTTTACGAGTGACTGCACCATCAGGAGCTTTCTTGTAGAAAGAAAAGACTGTAGTATCATAAGGTTTCATTACATCTGGTTCCCAGAGAACACCTTGATCCCGAAGGAACTGTGTCATTGGGTCTTTGTTGTCAGACCTTACTGTGCGAATATAATGTTCGTTGTGACGAGGATGAAGACCAGAAGCGCTGTCAACAAGTTGGCTAACAGTACCACTGGGTTTAACACACGTAATCGCACAGGATTGATTGATACCAAATAATGTTGCAAATTCTGCATTACAATCGATGGCATATTGTTTTAATTCCTTAAGATGCTCCCATACATCAAGATTATCGTATAGACCTGTTAAGGATACACCAAGGAGCCTTTCTTCTTCGCAATTGGTTGCCCAGATGCGTCTAAGATATTTGAAGTCAGTCCAACAAGCTTGGACGGTGCCGAGGAATGTTGCTGTTCGTACTTTTCTCTTAAGGCTTTCGAGTGTGTCGTCGCTTCTAACAACCACTTCTGTAAGGTTGCAAAACTGGTAGGGTCTAAGGATGATCTCAGAGCAAGGATTAGTGCCAAAATCAATGCCATCAACTGATCGGCGTCCATTTCTTTCAGCCTGTTTACGAGTTCCGTATCTGTTGAAGATACCTCTTTCACCACTTCCTGATTCATATAAATCTTTCCATTCATCTAAAAATTTAGAAATACTAGGTTTCTCATCGTACACAGCACTGTTGTTTGCCAATGCTCTGTGAGGATGTGTCTGCCACCATGTACCTGATTTAGCCCGAGCCATCTCAGTGTCATCAAGATCAGACAAACTAATCATAGCTGATCGTCTTACACCACCAACAACTACGACTTCAGCAATCTTACACATAAGGTCGTGACATTCAATGGGTCTGAGGCGTCGTCCTTTAGCCTGAGTAATAAGAGTTGTGGTGAACTCAAATAAGGCGACCAGAGGTTCAGGACCACTTGCTCTTCCTCCAAAAGTCTTGAGGCGAGCTCCTGCGGGTCGTAACGCAGATACGTCCCATTGAGGGACCTGTCCAGAATAGAGTAATGAAATAAGTTCTCTAAGCGATCTAGCCCATCCAGCCTTAGAGTCTGCAACCTTAATAACGGTGTCAGATCGTTCAAAATGTTCATTAATGATCGGTAACTTATTCGTGTATTTCTTTTCGACACTATAACCAACTCCAGTACCACACATCAGGATATACATCGCTTCATCGAAGCTACGAAGGCTCTCTACAGGCAAGTAAGCACAGTTGTACCCTGCTACGTTGCAACGCTCTAGAGCCGGTCCAGCGGTCATCAGAGCGCGCATAGAGGGCATTACTTCTAGGTTCTGAATAGACTTCTGAGATTCAATTGTGTCAGATAGAATAGCCTCATCAATACCAATTGTTGAACCAATATATTTTTCAACGTAAGTGATATAACGTCTTACTGTTTCTTCCCACGTCTCTCGTCGGCCTTCATCTTCTAACCATCGCGCGTACTTAGACTGTGCGATGAACATTTGGAAATCATCCATAACTTACCTCTTTTAATCTAACAATCATACCCTTTGGAATCGCCCAGACGGCAGCCTTAGCATCATTTGCTTTTGACACAGTAGAACAGAAAATATAATAGTTCTCTGTCTCTTTATGAAACCAACCGAGTGTCCAGACAATATAATCTTCATCGAACATCTCATCAATTTCTTCATGGCTCTGCCACTTATTTGGTGCAGCAGAGGCATCTATCCACTCGATAAAGTAAGGGACACCTCGTTTAGGTTTTAGTTTCCGTGCCATAATCTCTTGGTCCTCTTCCGTCTACATGATTCAATAACATTTCTAGGTAGTGCATAGCTTTAAGAATATCCTGCCTACCGTTCTTTTCGTTGTAACGCATTACGTACTTAATTACATTTCCCACCAACCAGCCGGGTCCAAGCGTAGCCACAATATAGTCCACAGGTTGAATTTCATATTGTTCATAATGCTTTTGTCTCTTTACGTTTGTTTTATCGACTTCAACGTGCTTAAGACCTCCTTCTGAAGTCTTAATTTTTCCATCATAAGTGATGGTGTAACTCCCGTGTGGTACGTCTTTATCCATTGTTTAAGACCTTCCGTAAAGTTCATAAAGCCTCTTCATGGAAACCCACTCTAGGTCGTAGTCTCCGTTGTTGACGTTGTGCTTAATACACACACCCCTACGCCATAAATGGCTGCTTCCATCAGCGAATTTCGGGTCATAATCCTGAAAGACTCCACAGATAAGCCCGTGAATCTTTCTTCCTTCTGTGTTGCTGGCAGTAGCATAATCGAATGTATGCGCGTGTCCCATTGAACACGAGGAATACTGCTTAGCCAAGAGAGATCGGGCGGAAGCAACTGGTCGTCCCATGACGCCGGATGTAAAGTAGTGGGAGTAGTTAATTCCATCGACATTCACCACAGATTTAAAGGGATATTCTTCCCAACCGTACTCTCTGGACATAAGGTCTTTAGTACCCATTGTACCTTCAAGTACTGGGTCTCTATCAATGACTTTATTAATACGTTCTTCATGATTACCAAGACATCTAACAAATCTTGGTAGTTTCTTTTTACGAGCTCGAAGTCTGCTGTAGATACGGTCTTGACCATCAATACCAGCCTCTACGTCAGCTTTGTAACGACGGCCTTCAAAGCCCTTAGTACCTTTGTCATAAGAGCAAAGGCTAGACATATCCCACCAATCCCCAATGTCAATCACTGTGTCCGGTTTAAGATCAATAATAAGTTTTGCTAAAAGATCATAGCGTTTGTTATGATGTCCCGGCGTAGCATGACTATCGGGAATTAGTAAGTGTGTCTTGCCCATCAGAACTCCTGAAAGTAGCGTGGCTGTGGTACGGGCCTTCTGTTGTGCCCTGTTTTTAAATCTGTAGCTACTCGTCTAAAAGTAGCTGCGTCAAATGTGTATCCCCAAGCGTCTAAGTAGTTCGCAATCTTTTCGATTTGGTTGGAGACGGCTTCAAAGTTTCTAGTTGATCTATTGTTATCCATTCAAACCCATTCTTTTCTGCCCACTGAGCGTGTGTTGTTGGAGGGTTTGTCTTTGAACCAGACATGGGCTTATCTGGAGATTGAAATAAAAAGACAATACGAAGGTCAGGATGTTGCTTTTTAACAGCTCTCATTTTTGTGATATCGCCCTTTCTTAAGTACCCTTTAGTTTCCAAAAGGATACCATCAAAAGAAAAGTCGCTGACATACTTACGCTCAAGAATGTATGGAACTTTGATTTTCTCAAATTCATAATCAATCTTAAGGTCAGTAAGTTTATCAGCGACTATCTTCTCAAAGCCAGAACGATAACCTTTCGGTGGTCGTTTACGCTTCTTCCGTGGCATCTTTAACCAATCGAACTAAAATAAGTTCAGTTACAGGAACTGAAACCTCTGTGTATGTGTTCTTCTTATCGTCAAGTTTCACAAGACTAAAAAGTCCGGACAACATAAAGGGGTAACCAGTACCACGAACAGTCTCTGCCAGTCCAGTTGCTTTATTGCTATATGTAATATCATATGTATGATATGTTACAGCATCATCTTCTGGACCACTGGGCGGGGTTGTATTATCGCTTACAACTCTGAGTGTCATTATTTTACCTCGAATACGTCTGGTTCTTTCTGAACCGATGTTAAATATACAGGGCCGGTAGAATAGACAAAGGTACGAAGACCTTTACCATTATTTGAATCGGCCCAACACGTTTGTTTGAAATCACAATATGAACAGTTCGTTGGAAGTTTCATATTACCTGATTTATTGTGGGGCTCTGGTGAATAGGCCCTCGGTGGTTTATTTGGAGAACTGATAACCTTCTTGATTTCTTCAATACGTTTCTCAGTTGCTCGTTGGGAACCAAATGTGAGAGGAACCTCAAGCAGAGCAAGTTCACCAGACTCTTTATTTAAGGCAATAAAGGCTCCATCAACTTCTTCAGCAGCGCTATAGCCACCGATCTGTTTAATGTAACCAAAAGAGTCATTGTCTTTTAATGTACCATCTTTAAACTTCTCGAAGGCATACTTAGAAGCAGACTTAACATCTACAACCTGACCTTCTACTTTAGCGTCAAGATGACCTTTAATACCACGAAAATAAACTTCTTTCTGTTCATCAGTGACTTCATATCCTGCCTCTTTAATCAGTAGGAGGACTAAGGATTCAATGATGTCACCATACAGAAACTTAATCTTAGTTGTGGGGGGAATATCCCCGTCTGGTTTTGTACCGTTCAGTTCAAACCAAAGTTGACAGTCGGCTTTACCGATGTTAGACATTCGCAGAGTCGGTTTGCGCGGCTCTTTGTAGCTAGATAAACGTTGGGCTACTGTGTCCCGAATCGTCTCTGCGAACTTATCTAAATTCTCCGTAGAACACTCGTGTCCTGTCTCAAATAGTTTGTAGATGTCAGGAATTAGTGTGTCTAAGGTTTTCATCTGTTACCAATCTTCTTCAACGCCCTTAGCAGGGCTCGCAGGTTCAAACTCTTCACCACCACCTTCGTAAGACTTATGTTCACGAACCATCATTTCCATGACAACCAGTTTTACACGAGTCTCACCTTTGACTTTATAGGGGTCAGTGAGTTTATACTTAATGTCAACAATTGTGTCGTTACCAAGAAGCTGGTCTTGGGGCCACGGGGTTTTACCATCTGGACCGACAACCTTGATAGGCGACTTAGGCTTACCATCTTTGTCTTCAGAGTCCCTAGTATAACGAATATACTCATATGAACCGTCTTTTGCTTTCTTCAGGAAAGCGCCAACAGTGAAACCCTCTTTAACAAGTTGTTTCAATTGATCCTTTGTAAAAATAAGATCAACAGACCACTCGTTACCGTCTCTAGGGTTGTATTTGGGACGTGGAGCGCCAAGAACTTTTGCCCAAGAGATTCTAACATTTTTCATAATTCCCATTCTGGAAATCCTTTTCTAAGTGTTTATAATGTATATTATAGCATAATATTATGTATTTGTCAAGTCTTTATACTTAGCTTCCGACAAATAAATATAGTCCCATTCTTCATAAAGGTACTTGACAAGTGCAAAAGCACGTTCTGGAAGTGCTTCGTTAGGACCAACGAGGATACCACCCTTTACTTCTCTAACACCATAGGCTTTGAGTTCTTCGGTTGCACTGAAATC